CCAGAAATTGTTTCATAAGTTCCATTATATCCAGCAGTTGTTACACCTGTAAGTTGAACTAATTCTCCTACTTCAACTCCAAGCGACCCTACGGTTTCAACGGTTGCAATAGTTCCTATTCGTGTAATCGATTCTATATCTATGGTTAGTGGTGTTTTGTGTCCAACATGATAACCACGTTTCAAAGTTCCTGCTACATGATCCGTAGTACCCTTTATTTCAGTTTGTCCTAATAGAGTAGTACCATCATCTGCTGTTCCAAGTCTCCTACCGAATACTGTAGTAAGAACAGCTTCAAAGAGACTTGCAAGTTCTGGTGTTCCAGTAGTAATACCTGAAACTGGTACAGTCATTTCCATTGAAACTTGATTGGTAAGACTTACCTCACCAAACATTGCGAAACCAGCTGGGTGAACTGATTTCTTAATCTCATTTCTCCAATCCTTAATTGCAGCACCAACACGAACCACATATGAAAAATCTTGATAATAGTATGAGTCCTGAATCTTCATCAAAGATTCACTAATCTTACCCTTATCATTATTGAAAGCTCCAGCAGTTGTACCGACAGTTCCGATTGTAGAAGTCAATGTTGCTTGAGATATTTCTGATACTACTGCATAATTAGTTGCAACTCCTCTTGTAAAAACTTCTCCTTTTGTATATGTTCCAGTAGTAATTTTAATCGTAAGAATTTGGCGTAAATTATCCCATGCAGTTATTACACCAACAGCATTTGAAGTCTGACCTGTTATAGTATCACCAACAGCAAAAGCATTGGCGACTGAAACATCAGTAGGTTCTGCTAATACTGTGTTTCTAGTAACAAGAAGTTTTACAGGAACGGTAACAGTTGGTGCAGTAGCATATCCAGTACCAAATTGAGCAACCTCTACCCCTGTAACTGAACCGATTCCAGAAGTTGACCATGCAACAAAAGTAGCATTGGAACCAAGAGTTGTTACGATATCCGTAACCATTGTAGCCCCACTAGTACCTCCTGTGATAGTAGAACTAGTAGTAAAAGTACCAGATGGACTCGCAATATTCATAACGCCTGGTGTAATAGTTGCAATAATTCCTGTTACACCACCAGTTTGAGTAACGGTTTCTCCAGCAAGAAAATCACCAGAAGTAGAAAGTGCATATCTATCCCATGTTATTCTAAATTTAGTAGGTATAACTGTTGGGATTTTTTCATAACCAGAACCTTTACTGTTCATTACAATATTAACAATCTCATCTTTTTCAGCTTCAATGCCTGTGAAATATTCATATGCAGTATCATGGGGCCCGCCTTCTCCTTGAGTATCTAAATTTGCAAAAGTTTCTGTTTCAAACTGTATCTGAGCACCTGTATATGCATCTGTTGCTTCTGTAGCTGCTTCAAATGTAATATGATCTGTAACTGCCATACCATATGCAGCAACATCCCCAGCCTCTGGTGCGATTGCTCCACCTATATTAGAAACTTGTGCTGAAGCACCTGAACCTTCTGTATTAGTATTATTAAAATATAATTTATCACCTATTGCATAACCTGTGCCTGGATTGTCGATTGCAATTTGATCCACTTCACCAGAACCCACATCCACGATAGTAATTACTGCATCCTTACCAGTTCCACTTGTAACTGTAACAGCATCATCAATAGTATATGCAGCCGCTCCAGAAGTTACAGAAGCTCCAGTAAGTATAGATTGAATGGTTCCAGAAATTGCTACATCAGCATTAGTATTATCAACTCCTGTAACTTCAGCACCTTTAATAAATGTACCAACTATAGAATCTACATTTAAAATTAATTGGTAAACTGTTGTCTCACCTTCTTGTAATTGAAGTATTGATTCTACAGTAGCTGTTGCTGTTGTTGCATCTAATGCTGTGTTTATTGTTTGGGTGACAGTTTGACCAACTAAGTTGTTTGGAGAATTTGCAGTTGCAACAACTCTGATGACTGTATCCGTTGACCAATCACCAGCTGAGATTTTAAGAAGATTGTCTGTAGGAAAAAAGAGTTCTGGCGTTTCGCCGAACATTAATCTGAAGAATATTTCATGACCTTTCTTTGAACCTTTTGCTCGGTACAAGTCACGGATACTCTTTACTAATTTTCTTTTGGAAACTCCTGTCGCCAAGGTATTTGGAACAGCAGTAAGATAGGTATTTCGGAATTGGTCAAAGAAATCAGTAATGGTTTTATCAATATCAACATACTCTAAAAGTTGTTGAATATTCTGTACTGGATTTCCTTGATACTTACCTATGGTTGCAGCTGCATCTGAAGTTCCACCAACAATTACTTCACCGACTTGCAGGAATCTATTTGTTTCAACATAAAGAAAACCACTTACATTATCTTCAGCAAGAATTTCAGCAACAGCCCCAGAGGTTTGACCAGTAACAGTCTCCCCCTTTATGAACTCACCATACTGAGAATCTTCAAAAACAAACTTAGTTCCATCCTCATTGAGCATGAAATTCTCTGTCAGTTTATTTTCTAAAAGTACTTGGTCTGAGAGTTGAACATTAGTGAGGGTAATCTTTGAGGCCTCCATGAACTGATAATACAGTCTCAGGAAGTCCACAAAGACAGGGTGATCTGCCTTTACGAATTCAGGAAATTTATCTTCTATAAAAGACGAAATCTTTTCATCTAAAAACGTAGTCGCCATATTACGATGTGGTGTAATTACTTCCTACAGAAGCAGTTGAACTAGATGTAGAATATCCTACACCAGCAGTTGCACTACCAGCGGCAAACTCATCAACCTCAGCAGTCACCGTTGTAGCAACAGTATCTATTTCAATAACTTGTTGTCTTACAGGAATGATGTCATTTGAATCTGGTTTGATAGTTATATCTATTGTATTATTAGTATTAGTTGTAGAAGTAATATTAAATGAGGTTAAAACTATTTCGCCTGTATTATAATTAATAGTTCCAGCTTCTGCATTGGTAATAGTCTTGGTAGTTCCACCTAAAAGATAAAAGGTTCTAATATTACCATTACCATCATCATCAATAAATTGTTCATTGGTATTTCCAGACAAATAGAATCCAGAAGATTCTACTACTGTTTGGGCCCACCCTATAGCTGGATGATAGGCAGCGTTATTGTAGGCAATAGTATACTTTGTTACAGCAGTCAAAGTTGGTGTAATAATTCTTTTCAACTTCATTGTTGCTGTACTGGATAAAATAGAAACATCTGAATCATCAATACTTCTTAAAAGATTGGAATGTCTGAATACACTATCGAATTTCTGTAGGTTGTTTGTGTTGAAAGAACTTACGGCAGTTTCAACCAAAGCTTTAACATCTGATTTGGATTTTTCTGTCAAGGTAGTATTATATTTAGCGGTTATACCCATAACCAAATACAAGACTTCTGGATCTACTATTACTGGTACTATTGATGCTACATTGTAATTTTTCAAACTATCAATAATTGAATTTTTAGTTGTAGTGGTTAGAGTTGTTCCAGTATTAGGGTTAATGGCAATATATACTCTTCCATAAATTGGTGGATCATTATCTTCACCACCCCAACATTGAATAGACTTGATGTTGGAATATACTGAAGGAACTATAGATTTGTAATCATCTGGTGTTACAGCACGACCCTGAGATGCATACTTCAATGGTGCATTAAACTTAATAGAGTCAACTGTTTCAGCATCACCTCCACCAGAAGAACTAGCTGATGCTAATGCCGTGACATTAGAATATCCACCAACTGTTGAGGCTGGGGTAAATGCACTTGCACCATCAGCAGTACTTCCACTAGTTACAACATAATCTAGAATAACAATATTACCATCAATAGGTTTCTTACCTACAACACCATCACCAAAATATACTTCATATCTTCCTTCTTCTATTTCTTGTAAAAAGTATTTTAGGGAAGTTGAATTAAGAGTTGCATAGTCTGTATTCAATGTATAAACTTCTGTAGTAATGTCACTAGATGATGTTTGTACGGATACAACTACAGTACTAGTATCAACAGCCGCAGATGGTATTACAAATTGTTGTTCTAAGTTTGAAGAATTTACAGTATAGGTATATCTAATTCTTGTTCCCTCATAAATTGAAATATCACTAAACACAAATGTTCCTGTAGTAGAAGTAGCAGTATGATCTCCAATCGTTACAAATTGATAACTTACGTCATTAACTGAAGTGGTAAAAACTGTCCCTGCTGCCATAACTAAAGATGTTTGTGAAGTTGGAACACCAGTAACAGTAATATCTACAATCGCAGTTGATGCTTTTGCTGATGAGGGTAAGTAACCTAATGCCTTTGCATGAGAAACGGCACTCGCTCTAGTTAATGCAGTATCGATGAACATTTCATTCGCAAGCATATTTGCATGAAACGCTAAGTAGTGAGTATTGTATGCCAAGAGATCCATTAGAACCGACATACCAGACCCTTCAAAATTATAGTCTGTGAATTGTGTTTGTTGTGAAAGAAATGTTTTGAAATTATCTTTAACTGAATCAAAATCTAAATCAGTAATCTCTATTCTTCCTTTTGAGTTTATAGCCATATTATCGTACCGCTTCTAAAAGTGTTTGAAATGTTTGGAGTTCTGCTGGCAAATTTTCTACATAAAAATTAATTACAACATTATAAGAATTTGATTCTGATATAGGACTGCACTCTACAGCAGTTATTCTAGCTCTAGGTTCAAAGTTACCAATCATTTCTTCTATTGCCCTCTGTAATTGATTTCCAGTTATAGGCCCAACATTTTCAAATAGTAAAGCAGGAACATTAGATCCTATCTCTGGATGGAATGGTCTGTCGTAGTGATTAGTCAATAGTAAATTACGAACAGATCTCTTAACAGCAATTACATCAGTAACGGTAGTCACATCTCCTGTAACTGGATTAGCAGAAAAATTCAAGTTCAAATCTTTGTAGACTCGACTTGACCTTTTCTCATTCTGTCTAGATGCATCCCATGCCATTATGGTGTTATTCCGCTAGTTGTGGTAGAAGTTGTATTTAATTCCTGTGACTCCTTATGTTCAGGGTCATCCTTGTCTTTGAACCAATAGTCAGCTGTCTTAGTTAGGATGGCCACATAACTACCCACCAAAATATTTACAATATCACGATACGTTTCTCCGACTGTTGCAAAGAATAGTAAATATAACAATGTAAAAAATGCTCCGAATACCACCAAACTTATTATAAATCTAGCCCAAAAGTTTAATTTTTTACGACCTTCAATCGACTTTGATTGTTCATCTTTTTGCATATCTGTTTCTGTGTCTATATCTGTTATCATTTTTTCACCTCAATTTAAAATTTATTAATTATTATCCTCCAGCACCACCACCTACTGTCTTTGCTCCTCCCACTATCTTGCAACCGCAATCTAATGAGTCTCCAATTCTTGCAACTTTTCTATATACTCCATCAGTACACTTTACTTCACAGGTTGGTGATCCTTGTATAATGTATCCACCCAAAGGATTAGGTGGTGAATGTCCACCTAATGTTGGAGAACCATTTGATGGGGAAGTATGGGGCCCACAATATACACCTACTGTTAATATAGGTTTACCCTCAATTTGTGCCAATGGACACAAAGATGAGCCTGGTTGAAATATTGCTGGGGGATATGAACCATGTCCTGTTGTCTGATCCCCTTCTCTTGCGTATGATCCTGCCATTATGTTTGCCACTCCGATAGTTCTGGAACTTTAGTTAGGGACTTGTAAGCATTCTGATATGCTGTCATATATCTATCCCTATCATTATCATAATTATTTATAACACCTATCTTAAAGTCAAGTGATGTTGGAGAACCACCCCAATCCACAGCAGGCATACCAGTTGCATTTACAGTTCCAAATCCAGATAATGAAAACTCTAATGTAAATGTTATATAAAATATTCCTGGCCCTCCCTTTGCTGTATTTCCATAACCAGAACTCCTTGCCAATCCAAAGTCTGAACCATCAAAGAAAGGTGGTGCATCTGAAGGTGTCCAAGGCACTACCCAATCATCTAATTCCACTATCGGCCCAGTTATTGTTGCAGTAGTTGTAGCAACACCAACTCCAGCCGAACCAACATCTACAGCAGAACCAATAGTAATCTCTACATCTGGAAAAATTGTATATGTTCCTGCACCAGTATTATTAGGTGCAGCTCCAAGACCAGATAAAGATTCACTTTTCCCTGTAGCTGGAACAGTCCAAGGCGTAGGTAGTGTTATATTAGTTAGAGATATAACTGGTACTGCTCCTACTTCTAGACCATCATATGGTGGTGGTGTAGGACTTGGTGTATTAGGTGGTACACTATATGTGTCAACACAAGTCATAACTTCTGTCATAGTAAAAGTCTCACTTGTTGCAGTACCTACATTTTCCATACCACCAGTAGTCCTTGTACCAGCATTAGTCAGGGTTGCTCCTGCAGCTGGAGTTGTTGTCATAACGTGTGATGCTTGTAATCTCGCAAAAGGCATTAGTTGAAACTGATTGAAGAACCACCTACGACCATTGCACCAGACGCCTTGATAGAACCAAGTGCAGTAATAGTTGTGGTAAGGTTAGCACTAAATGTGTTGGTTACATCCTTAGTAACCTTTGCAGTTAAAGTTCCTGTTATAGCAACTTCATCATTTCCTGTAATAGTGGTCTTTCGATTTCCGTTTACCTTCTCAGTAAGGTTTCCTACAGCATACATATCCAGATTACCATCAACCGATAAGGAATAGTTGCCCTGTACATAAGTATCCATATTTCCTGCTACCACATTGGTAACATTCCCGACAGTCTTAATCATTACATTACCAGACTTGTCAATCTCTAGGAACGTGCCTAGTTTGTGATAGATATGGATACGTTCATTTCCTTCTGTATCATCGAATTCTACAAAGTGGCCAGATTCCGTTTCCAGTACATGGTTAAAGGGATACTTGGAACCCTCAATTCCAGAAGTTAAAAAGGTAGCCTCACCAGAAGCAGTAGACCAAGATGCAGGATTATTCGTGGTTCTAGTTCCAGTTGCAATGTGTGTGGTTTGTAATTCCTGTGCAAGAAAATTAGTATCGGTCTTTCCTACATAAGCTGAAGTGGGATATTTTGCATTTGGATCTTTGAACCCCCCATCCTTAGAATACCCACCGGCTGCAGAACTTGAGGCCACAGTAAAGTTAGTTTTTTCAGAAGTATTCTTGCCAGGGATTGCACCAATAATAACTGGCTCTTGTTTGGCCGGATCACGAAAGAACCCGACAACCCATGTACCCTCGATAAGAAAGTGAGGTGAGACTCCTATGCCAGAATTGGC